TACACTATCAGGTAGTGTATCATTATTTTTAAATAGTTTATTTTTATACGTATAATCAAATAATAGATTGAAAAATATAATTTTCTTTTTACTACTACCTGCAAATAATGTTTTATTTGTTATTGACGACGATTTAAATTCTAATTGTTCAATTATCTTTTGTTTACTCGATGTACGATGTATTAGAAAAAGAGTCATTTATATATTATATTATATTAGTCTAGATAATTAAAATACATCTTTTTGTACAAAAGTGTTCACTAGAAAGTTACATTGTTCTAATTCAAGAATATATATTTATTAGGTATCAATTAAACATTATATTGTCAAAATTACATATTGCATATTATAGATTCTATTTAAGATATTGAATAAATTATTTTCTTATTAATTTAAAATATAAAACTCTCTCTCTCAAAATAAAAGTTAAAAGTAGTCGTTTTTTCTAGTTATTTCTGGTCATTTTTCTGGTTGTTTTTAGTTTAAAAATAAAATCTATTTATATATATATATGACTATTCATACATGTTCTCGATGCGGGTATACTACAAATAGAAAACAAAATTTAAAACTACATTTATTGAAAAGAAAGACATGTCCGCCGAAAATCAATGAGACGAGCATATATGATATATTAATATTCAATGGATTCGAAGAGGAAGCGATAAACTATAAAAATACAAATGACTGTAAATCAAATGTTGTCCATGTTATCCCTAATGTTATCTCAAATGTTGTCCAAACTGTTATCCATGTTATTCCAAAAGAAATAAAATGCAAGCATTGTAACAAAAAATTTGCTACAAGGCATTCTAAATCTAAGCATATCAAGTACAACTGCAAAGTACTTAAATTAACCGAAGAAACAATATCATTAAATGACGAAACAAAATTAAAAAATTACGACGCATTAGTTATCCAAGTTGAACAACTTGTTAATAAAATGGAATTGTTAGAAACATCAAAACCAACAAAAATTTCAAATAAAAATATTATTAATAATGGAACAGTAAATAATATTATTCTAAATAATTATGGGTCTGAAGATTTTATGTATCTTACTAAAAAAGTATTTATGAAATTATTAGAAACACCATTAACTGCAATTCCAAAATTAATAGGTATTAAATATTTTAATACAAATCATCCAGAAAATCAGAATATAAAGATTACAAATATTCATGATAAATTTGCTAAAATTTATAAAGATAATAAATGGTTAGTTAGTAATAAAAAAGATATCATTCAAGAATTAGTAGATAATGGTTATGCGGATTTTGAAGAATTTAAAGATCTAAATGAAGAAGAATTAACTGATAAGATAAAGTATAGCTATAAAAAAATGGAAAAATATTATATTAAAAATTTAGATGAGTTATATAAACAAAGTGAAATGGGGGTTATTAATGGAACAAATCAACTGGATTAATTATATTGTAAAATAAAACATATTTTACAAAATAAACTTTATTATTTTTATGTAGAAGTACTCATTATCATATTGCTAATTATTATGCACCGACAAACGAGCTTATTTATGAGGGTAGATAATGATTATTATTTTATTTAAATAAAGATTCCAATGTTGTTTTATTATAGATTCTATTTGAGATATTGAATAAATAATTTTCTTATTAATTTAAAATATAAAACTCTCTCTCAAAATGAAAGTTAAAAGTTTTTCTAGTTATTTCTGGTCGTTTTTCTGGTCGTTTTTCTGGTTGTTTTTAGTTTAAAAATAAAATCTATTTATATATATGACTATTCATACATGTTCTCGATGCGGGTATACTACAAATAGAAAACAACATTTAAAACTACATTTATTGAAAAAAAGACATGTCCGCCAAAAATCAATGAGACGAGTGTATATGATATATTAAAATTCACCGGATTCGAAGAGGAAGCGATAAACTATAAAAATAAGACAGTTGTTGTTCCAGAAAATATGGATTTTGCTGAAAGTAGCTCAAGTAGCTCAAATAGCTCGGATGAAATATTTATTAAAAATGGTAAATTAAAATGTTCTCATTGTGATAAAACATTTTTAAAGAAAGAATATTTGGAAAAACACATGAAGAAATCATGTAAAATGTTAATAAATTTTAATAATATATATGATTTCAAACAATGTAAATTAGCAAAGGATATATATAAAAATAAAGAGGCGGGCGAGATCTATATAATTCAAACAGATTATCTAAATTATAATTATTTTAAGATTGGTATATCAACAAATTTGGAATCAAGAATAACACAATATAGATGCGGTAATACATACGAACCAAGACTCTACTATTATATCCCATGTCGGAACGTGAGAGGAATTGATAATGAATTAAATATAGGACTGAGTCAATTTAATGTAAAACGTGAGATATTTACCGGAGATATCGAAATAATTAAAAATAAAATAGTTTCAATCGTACAATCTAAATATCCTAATGATAATGTAGTAGCATATGAACCTGAAATAAAATTAGGCGATTTTACAGAGTGTGTACATTGTAAAAAATGTTTTTTTAATAGTATTTCTTTGAGTAAACATTTTGCTGAGTGTGAAGAATACAGAGAATCATTAAATAAATTTAATACAACAAATACGCATATTTGTAAATATTGTCATATATTATTTGCACGAAATTCTTCATTGCAACGACATATAAATAATAGATGTAAGATTAGAAACGGTGAATTACAAAAATGTGAAATGCAAAAAGATGAATTGCAAAAAAAGAATGATGCATTAGTTATACATATTGAAAAGCTTATAAATGAAATAGCAATATTTGAAACGAATAATATCAATAATACGATAAAATAAAAGAAAGATATAAAAAAATGGAAAAGTATTATACTGAAAATCTTGGTGAATTATATAAACAAAGTGAAATGAGTATAATTAATGGAACAAATAAATCTTTTGTTTTGCAAAGCAATGCAATATAATTATATTGTAAAATAGAATATATTTTACAAAATAAACTTTATTATTTTTAGTACAAGTGAAGAACTATATTGATACCTAACCATATTCCATTGCTTATATTACTACATAAATAGATATTATATATATATAATAATGGAACCAACAACAGATTTAAACACCAATTTATCTATAACGATCCTAAGTATGGATATTAATAAAAACTGTATAACATGGTTGAAGCAAATTGAAGAATGTGTCGAAAAAAATAAATCAACTATTCTTTCTAATGATACCAAAGAACCAATGTCCAAATGTTTACAACTATATGCAAAAAACAATAATTGCAATGTATCATTTGGAATAAAATGTCAGTGTAACCATATGACCGAATGGGTGAAACCAAATAGATAGTTCATAATACTACTCTTCACGCACCATCATATTTTCTTAATTTAGATCTTTGTTCTCCTAACATGAATGCAGATGGCATCATACCTGATCTTTTAGCATCTAGGCGTGCTTTATTATTTTGAAAAATAGTTGGTTCTCTAGGTTTATTAATTAACTGTTTATCAATAGTAAAGAAATCTTGTTTTAACATATTTTTTAAAGTATTGTATTTTATTTGAGTTATATCATAACTAATTCCCATCCGATTATCTTTAATCCATATATGAGATAAATGAACAATTATCTCAACTTCAGAGCCAGCTTCAAAGTTTTTTATATCTTGAACAATATCATTTTCAGATACAATTTTAATATCATTTTTACCGAAATAATTTAACTTTATATTTTTGATAGTCTTAATTTTTTTTAAATTCGATATCCATTCTAATTTAGGTTTATTTAATAATTCTTGTAATGTATTTTCTAAAGTGTCAATTAAATTAGAAAATTTTTTGGTTTTATTATATACAGGATTTAATGGAAAATTTACTTGATTATAAGTTTGATTTGTATAGTTATATAAAAGCCTAATAGGTGGAATTCTTAATAATAAATTACAAAGGTCTGCATTATCATTTTTAGAATCATAAGAATATATAAAATATTTTGATGTATTATCGAAAGATATTTTTTTTGACAATATAATATTATCAATTATTGTCTTATAGTTATCAATGTCAATTATTGTGTTATTCATATTAATAGTATATATGACAATTCTATAAATAAAAAAAATGAATTATATAATCTTTTATTTATAGTATTAATACTATAATGCCAAAGCTAATATGTTTTATATACACACAGACAAATGGACTACATAATTCGAATGAATTTGTTACTAAGAAAAATATGTTTCAATTTGCTAGACCTGTTTCATTACATTATATTATTGGATATAGACAGGGTGATGAATTTACTGAAACTAAAAAAGGAAAATTTATATTTAAACCAGATTGTTTAACTATATCTAAAGAATCATTTAAAATTCATAAAATTTCATTGGATAAAGCCGAAAAAGACGGTATTCCACCCGGTGATATAATGGCTACTCTAAAGAAAGATTTAAAAAATGTATCAGTAATTGTGTCACATAATTTACCATTTCATATTAAAACATTACAAGTTGAATGTTTTAGAACATGTGTAAGTATTGATTTTGGTAATCATATACTTATTGATACTATTAACTTTAACCATACTTTAGAATATCCTAAATTATTAGATTTAGCTAAACATGTTCTTGATAAAGATTATTCTGATAAAAAGTCAAGTTATAATTTAATGCTGATTAAGAAATGTTTCATGAAATTATATAATAGTTACGAAAAGTCTATACTTAGTTCTGTTGCAAAATAATCATCAAGTTTATCCTACTTTTCGTTCTTTTATTGTAAATGGTTTTTTGTATGGCGATTGACATGTTTTATCAGACCATTCCATATCAAATTTCTTACAGTCTGATTTGGTAACAAAATCTTTACACTCAAAGTTTATTCTTTTACATGAACCTAAATAGTCTCTATCTATTAAATCATTTGGGGGTCTACAATTATTATTAGACCACCCATTTACACCATCAATAAATAGTGCTTGTTTGTTATTACTTTTAACATCATTTATGTTACAATTTTCTTTTTTCTGATAAACATAATCAAAAGTATCTTTATTTATATTAAACTTTTTGGTAACAAGACAACAGTTTTTTTCTTTAAAATAATTCTTAAGTGTACTAATAGTATTACCAACTGAATTAGAAATTGTCATATGCGTATCACTCCCAATTGCTTCAAAATCTTCATCTGTATATATGTATGATTGATACACTTTATTTAGTATATATAAAATAATTAATATTTTTATTAATAGTATTATTTGGTCCATTAGTAAATATGATATTTTAAATAATACTATTAATATTTTATTGATAGTATTATTTGTTCTATTTAGGTTAGTCAATTAAGAAAGCTTCTAGTGTCCACATCTTGTTTTTAATATTCCAATCATTCAGTTTATATACACTATGTTTAGGGCATCTCACATTACATTCTTCAAATGATTCTCTTCTAATACAATCTTCAACCGATTCACCTTCGTCACACGTGCCTGTTAAACCTAATTGAATGTCATATGTGCCTGCTGACCCGTATCCAATACAAAGAACCCATCTGTCTTTGTTGCCAGATGTATCGCGTGTATAATCACTCATAAACTTTTTATGCTGAACGTTAAGGCATGTAGACCATGTAACATTTCTGCGAAGTTCTTCATCTGTCAATGATGAACCTTTAGGAATAATATATTTAACCAACGATTCGCATGCAGTAACTTTTGTTCTTTGTACTATAGAACCAAAGATACTCGTATTAATTAATGCATGGAATGTAATTTTTTCAGTCAAATCATTATTACTAATTTTGGTAGCATTATTTGGGTCATTAAAAAGCAACATACATGAACCTTTCGGTTTAGGTACATAATGGTGGGGACTCGATGAAGGCGCATGATCGTTAATATGTCTATAATAATTAGATTTATTAGTGTGTATAGGCATCACAAAGTAATAAATTATTAAATGACATGTAGCACTTATATTTTCAATTTTTATTTTAAGAAAATCTTTGCAAGATTTTCTTAGAATAAGTTACTGGTTATCAGGACGAGTTTGCTTAGCAAACTCGTCCTGATAAACCAATTTTTATTTGATTCACCGAAGGTTACGTAGTATATTGATATTTGCAAAGCAAACATGGTTAAAAACATTCTTTTCACTGAAGGGCAATTGCAATATCGCCCATTTAATGATTTTCTTTTTAGAAAACGAATGATCTTTAAACAAATAGTTGCAATATATAAATATTAAATGAAAATACCATTAGAAATAACACAATTAGGTGAATTAATAAAAGAATCAATGCCTAATCAAGTATTGCGTGTAGTCGGCGAGGTATCACAACCAAAAAATTTTAGAGGCAATATGTATTTAAACTTGAAAGATAAAATGTATAATATTAAAGCGATTATATGGAAAACCAAGTATGAACAATTTAATACTGAAATAAAAGATGGTGATAAGATAGTTGTTAAAGGAAAATTAGATTTTTATGGTGCAAATGGATCCATAACATATATTATTGATAAATTAATTAAATATGAAGGTGAAGGTGAATTATCTGCATTATATCAAAAATATAAGAAAACGTTTGAAACAAAAGGTTATTTCGATCGTGATAAAAAGTTAATAATACCTGATAAAATAGAAAAAATTTTATTATTAACAAGTGAAAGTGGTGCGGCAATTCATGATTTTATTTATGCATTAGATAATAATCATAGTAAATTAGATTATGATATAATTGATGTTCCAGTTCAGGGACGCCAATGCCCTTTAAATATTATAAATGAAATAAATAAAATTAAAGATAACTACGATGCAATTGTAATAACACGGGGTGGTGGTTCATTTGAAGATTTATTTGGATTTTCACAACCAGAGTTAATAGAAGCAATTCATAATTTTGATCAACCTGTTATAAGTGCAATTGGCCATCAAGTAGATACTAGTTTATTAGATTTAGTTTCAGATTGTTGTTGTCCAACGCCGTCGCTTGCAGCACAATATATAATTGATACAAATAAAAAATTTATAAATGAATTAGAAGAAATACGAGATGATATTAAAGATGAATTGCTTGGATCATATAATAAACAAAACAGAGGACTTAATAATTGTACTGAAAGGTTAAATAAAATTATTTTATCATTTGACAGAATCCAACATTCATATCAAAGTGAATTATTAAATCAATTAAATACATATGCATTTAAATTAAAAGAATTGGATTTGAAATTATCTAGTTTGGTAAATAATGCTACTGAAAAAAATAATATAATTTTGATAAAAAATAATAAAAATGTTATACATAAGGATGTTGGTAAGTTTATAAAACGTTTAGAAGGAACTGATGATTTTATAATTGGTTGGGGTAATAAGAAGATAAAAATAAGTAGTTATAAATTTGAAATATTATAATATTTGTATTTAAAAGTTTATAATTACTTAAGATATATGGCAAATATTGAGGAAGCATTTAATTCCAAATTTGAAAGTGTCACGAAAGTTAATAATCACAGTGATATTATAGATTATTTTTTTACTCAAAGAAAAGTGACTGAGTATGAAGAAGTTTTCGATAAAAACATGAATCGTATAAAGAAAAAGAAAGAGATTACATATAACTTTATAGCAATTAATATACCACACTATAGTTATGTAGAATCATCTGAGGTGACTGTTGGATTAAAAATATGGGGCGATGATTCATTTAAATATGTTGGATCAATTACGAATATTGAGGGTAATGTACCAAGTATTTTATTAAAACTTGATACAGATAAACAGTTATTTATTAATTTAAAAGTGTGTATAAAGAAGAGTGATGATACAAGTGAGAAAGAATATGTTACTTTTATAAACATACCAAAGAGATATCAGATAGAACCATCAATTGCTGTAGATCTTTAGGAGGTTTGATTTTAAATACATGTAACGCTAAACACAAATGTATAAATTAATATATAATATATATAATATATTATATAATAATGTCTAAGTTGGATATTTTTAGAGAAGAAATTGATGATATTGATGATCAAATATTAGATTTACTCATTAAAAGAATGAGTATATCTATAAAAGTAGGTAAATTTAAAAAAGAAAATAATATTACTATTTTAAATTCGAATAGAGAAAATGAAGTATTAGAAAGATTAGTAAATAAAAATAATTCAATTGATTTAACAGATATAAATCGCACTTGCGTGAATAATGTTATCAAAATAGATGATAACTTTATTAAAAACTTATGGATTAATTTAATGGATTATTCAAAAGAATTACAGAAAATTAACGATAAGTTATAACAGTAGGTACAAATGTAGATCCTATTGTGGAGTAAGGTGAACCCGGAGATAAAGGAAAATATGTTGAGTATGGAGAATACGTTGAATAAGGAGATTGAGGGCCAATACCATTCCAAGTATTCAATAGGTCGGTAGGTGCACCAGGGAGTCTTGGTGAAATTGGGATACCACTGACACCTGGAAGTGGAGTATCAATGTATGCAGAATAAGATGGTCCATAAGAAATAGAAGGACTATAAGGGTAAGTATTAATACCTACTCTATTTCTTCCATCTTGTGTAAAATACTTGAAGTTAGCTTGATAATTACTTTGTTGATCACTTATAATAATATTTTGTAAATTAAGATTATGATGAATCTTTACGAAGTTCTTAATAGCTTCGTTCATTGAATCAGCAGTAAGTTGATAAACAAATGGTTGAATAACTTGATAATGTGTCATATAATAATAATTAGATATTTTTATTTGTATAGTAATAAAAGTATGATTAAATATGTGGAATAAAGCAATTTAACCGTTATAAATCATATAAAAATTGATATATATATATGAGAATTAGTATATTACTATATTATTGACCTAACATGGGTATTAAAAACTTATTAAAATTCCTAAATCATTTTCCTGATCTCGTTGTCGAAACAGACATTAACGAGTATACTGGAAAGAAAATAGCTATTGATATTAGTATTTTACTATATCAAGTTGTTATTTCTGTTAGAAACACAGGAACTGATTTAACAAATAAACAAGGCGATATTACATCTCATATACTTGGCTTATTTAATAAAACTTATAAATTATTAAGCAAGGGTATCATCCCCGTATATGTATTTGATGGAAAACCACCTGAACTAAAAAGAAAAGTTTTGGATATGAGAAAAAGTATCAGACGAAAAGCAGAACAAAAAATGACAATTGCTAGTACAGAAGAAGACAAGATAAAATACTTCAAAAGAAGTGTTGTAATTACCAGAAAACAATTAGATGAATGCAGAGAATTATTAACCTTAATGGGTGTACCATATATTGATGCACCTGAAGAAGCTGATTCTCAATGTGCATTGTTGGCTAAACAAGGTTTAGTCGATGCAGTTTTAACAGAAGATATGGATATCTTAACATTTGGTTCTCCATGTATTATAAGAAATTTAACATCTTTCAAGAAAAAACCAATAGAAATAAGACTAGATAAAATTAAAACGAAGTTTAATTGGACTCAAGACGAGTTTATTAAATTTTGTATTTTGTTAGGATGTGATTATTGCGATCATATTGTTGATAGTAATTGTTTTCAAATATTTGATACTTTCCAAAAATATGACAAAAATATTGATACCGTATTAACTGACTTAAAACAGCCTATTGAATATGACACTGCGATTAATTACTTCAAAGAACCAAATGTAAATGATACTATCACCGAAATTAAAATTAAATTACCTCAATTATTAGATTTAAATAATCTTCTAGTTAATCACTATAATTTAATAAAATATAAGATTCAGAATAAACTAAATCACTTGTATGTATTATCTTCAAAGATAAATAATGAAAGTGTTGTTTTGAATAGTATAACTATTTAGATGATAATCCTAAATTAATACATTTAAATTCAGTATTATTTTGTAACTGTTGCTTTATTTCTGGAATTATTTTCCTAAAATTCTTTATAAATAATTCTGGATCATTATTTTGATCTAATAACTTATAATGACATTTACTTAGGAAAATAGATGTACTACAATCTAATAGATCAGGTAAACTTGTAATATCTTTAGTTAAATTTATATTTATCTCAGATAATGGTAAGAAAAATTGTCTATTGCTATTCATAAATTGTTGAATTAGATTAATGGTTTCACTTGTTACAGATTCTGGAAAAAATGTTAGTTTATATCCTGGTTCTAATGGTGTTATAAATATAATGGATTCTAATGGATTAAAATTTCTATTTTCATTGAAGTTTAATTCTGTAAATGTAGTAGGATAATGTTTTACAATATCAGACAATAAAGGTATTCTACCATATGGATAATACCATAATAAATCAGTTTTATCATTAAAATAATAGTTTAAAACCCATTCGAATCCTTCAATATATTTATTAATTACCGTTTTAATATCTTTATTAGGGAAGAAAGTACTATTATAACTACTCGTAGATTCTAGTTTTTTCTTATAAAAGGAATGTTCTGGATTAAATAATTTATCGTAACCTTCAAGTTTATTAGTAATTATATATTCTAATTTTCCTCTTTTATTTTTTTCATCCAATAAATGGTCTCTCTTTAATTTATTAATATGGTCTTTTAACTCGAAACTTCTTACTTGTAATTTTATAGGTGTATCGGGTGCATCTAAACTAAAATTAACAAATGGTAATTGCAATGGCTGTAAATACAAATATAGTATTAGATCTTCTAATAATTCAGATGGTTTAATTTTAAGATAATACATTGATTTGAACTCAGTTACTATTTTTTTAAATTCTTCACTTCGTCTTCCAAATAGTGAACTTCCTAAAACACCATCTCCATATAATGTATGATACAATGTATTACCATCGATTATTTTCGAAATATTATAAATAAAGTTATAATAAGGTGTACTGCTATTATTTGATGCTTTTATAGTTCTTATAATTTTTTCATAAATATTTTGATTTAAATTTACATCACTAGGACGATTTCCTGTTGAATATGTGTTACCATTATATTCTGTTACTTCCATATTATAATTATATGTTTTATCTAAACTGCTTTTTAAAAAGTCATAAAAGAATCCTACATCAATACATGTAGCTGCATTTAATGGCGTACATATACTTTTAGTTCTTTTTAATGAATTACTTTTAACAATAAATTTAAGAATAATATTATTTATATCTGCTTTAAAATTATATAGATCCAAATGAAAATTCTTATCTTTGGCATATCTATAATTTCTAAACTTTGAATTGTAAAAATTCCTATTAATATCTTTCATTTCATTTTTCGTTAATAGATCGAAAAAATGTTTTAAATTATTATGATTTAATGTATATTTATTATTAACATCGCCTGTGTGCCTTGTTAATATATTCCCTACTTCTTTTAGTGTTAATAGATAGTTATCAATTATTGAATTAATATCATTTGCAACCTGAACTGATTCTAATTTAGGTAAGAAATCATCTCCAAATAATGTAAAAATATATATTATTTCATTAATTAACAATCTTTCATCTATTATAGTATCTACTCTGTTTCTGCAATAGTTTATTAACTCATTTTTAAATTTATTTATATCTATTAAATTATAAATTTTCTTCTTTTTAATTTTAGATGTTTGTTGATCAAATCTTAATAATGATACATCAATGTCTAAAATCATTAATAATAAAATCATATCTGAATCAGGTGAGTATACACAGATTTTATTTTTTGTACCGGTTAATCCTCTTAAACATTTCATTATTTTCATTTCACCTTCGCCTGGATTATAAACATCTGATACTAACATACCTGTTAGGTTTGGACATATTTTCTTACATTCATTTATGAAACTCTCGGTTTTTAATTCTTTGCACATATCATCCATAAACTTTGTTCCTGGACTAATATTTGTTTTACTCCAATCAATTGGTAATTCTACTTCTTTCATTAGTTTATTCATTAAATCACCAATATATCTTCTCTTTTTTTGTTCCATCATTTTTGCAAAAGATGGGACGCCATCGATTGCAAGCATAACATAGTTTATATTTTGTGAAATAAAATTATTTTTCAGCAAGTTTTTAATTGATTCTTTTACTTGAATAATAAGCTGTGGTTCAAAATCTGACAAGCTATTAAAAGTAAAGCTTAAATTTGATGCATTATTTATATCTGATAGCATTTCTGAGGAAACATTATGAATAATAGAATTAAAATCAATTAGAAAATGTGTAGCATCTACTTTATTGTATGGTTCTTCTAAATATGTTATAACATCAAAATTTCGATCAACACTAGAAAAAAAACTTGTAATTCCCATTTTACTATTAACTAGATATTATAATTCAAATCCAAAAAAAATTGTTTATTTAAAGGTTTATTATGATATTTGATAATCTAAATGAAAACTGATATTGATAATTGGGTAGATTTTCTAAATGAAACTACAACTAAAGCACAACTTGATGGTATATCTTTCGATAAAAATTCTGTCTGTAATGATCTGAGATGGACTGCTATAGAGATTTTAGAACAATTTATTGGTGATAACAAAGGTAGGCAATTAACAAATATGATAATTGAATTAGAAAAGAGTTTTATACTTATTGCTAATGAATTAAAGAAAGATAAAAGTCCAGATGATATTAGGAAACTTTCTTTCCTTGCATTAAGTAACATTGTTGTAGAAATTTTAAGAGAGATGCGCATCGAAGCGTATTCAGATAGTAAAAACTTTGATCCAATTAAATTCTTTACTTCATATAAACATAATCTAACAAGTGAAAAACAAAGTAATGGTTCCAAAAAGACCAAAGCTACTAAAGCCACTAAAGCTACTAAAGCTACCAAAGCTACCAAAGCTACCAAAGCTACTAAAGCTACTAAAGTTACGAAAGAGGCTAACGTTTCGAAAGTTGCTAAAGTTTCTAAAGATGAAAATGATAATGAAGAGATTGAAGAAGATTCAGAAGATGAAGAAGACTCTGATTACGAACCAATATATATAAATGATGACGACGACGATGATGACGACGATGATGACGACGACGACGATGACGATGACGACGACGATGATGACGATGATGATGAGGAAGATGAGGATGAGAACGATGAGGATGACGATGATGATAATTTAATTACAAGAATGAGAAGTAATAAAAGAAATAGATTAAGAGTAATTGGGAGAAATTCAAAACCAGATAAAAAGAAACAAAAGTTAGATATGGATTTTATTAACTCATTAAGTACATCTGTTACACCAAAATCATATGAAGATCAAGCTTTCATGCACTTTAGTAAATTTGATGATGGTAAAAAGAAGACTTTCTTAGATCAGTTTAAACTGATTGTAGATACAGAAGATATTACAGAACCTGTTCTATTTAAGATTGTAAATATGGATTTGCCTGTTGAACAAAAGAATAGTATTTTATCCGAGTACATGAATGTTGAAAACTCTTATTCAGACAAGTCTAAACTAAAGTCATGGATTACGAATGTTCTGAAACTACCATTTGGTAAAGAGAAAGGTGTCGACCTTAATAATCTAAAAGACCCAAATGAAGTTAGATCATTTATTGAAAAAATAAATGATAATATGAAAGAAGCTATATGGGGCCACGACGAAGCAAAGAAAAAGATTGTTGAAATCATGGTTCAATACATTACTAATCCATCAAGTAAAGGTAGTTGTTTGGGTATATGGGGGCCACCCGGTAATGGTAAAACTACTTTGATTAAAGAAGGTATTGCAAAAGCAATGGGACGTGCATTTATATTTATTTCTCTAGGTGGTGCAAGCGATGCATCCTTTCTAGAGGGTCATTCATATACTTATGAGGGTTCTATCTATGGAAGAATTGCACAAGGGTTAATGAAAGCTGATTGTATAAATCCTATTATCTACTTTGATGAGTTAGATAAAATTAGTAATACATCAAAGGGTCAAGAAATCACAAACTTACTTGTACATTTAACAGACCCTGCTCAAAATTCAGAGTTTGTAGATAAGTATTTTTATAATCTAAAAATAGATTTATCCAAAGTAACATTTATTTTCTCATATAATGATCCATCATTAGTTGATCCTATTTTGAAAGATAGAATTACACAAGTAGAGACAAAATTTCTATTAGCAAATCAAAAAATTCATATTGCTAAAAATTATTTGATACCAGCTATTTTAGAAGATGTAGGATTAAAAGCAGGTGATTTAAAAATTTCAGATAGTGATATTAATAAAATTGTATCTGATTACACATTAGAAGGTGGTGTGCGAAAACTAAAAGCTATATTCTATTCGATTACACGACAATTAAATATCATGGCACTAACCCAAGAGAAATTAGGAAATAGAGTAGTTTCTTGGCCAATGAAAATTGATAGTAACGACTTCCCAATTTTATTACGAGACTATAATGTTATGAATTTCCAAAAAGTTCATAAAGAAAATAAAATTGGTGTAATCAATGGTATGTGGGCTGGTAGACTTGGCATTGGTGGTATTCTACAAATGGAGTCTTCGTGGATTCCTGCACAAAATAGAAACTATGTCAAAGCAACTGGAAGTCTAGAAAAGGTTATTAAAGAAAGTATTGAAGTTGCGAATACTCTTGCTTGGAATTTTGTAGATAAGGAAACTAAGAAACAATTTGAAATTAATTTCAAAGAAAGTCCTTTTGGAATTCATATTCATTGCCCAGAAGGCGCAACACCTAAAGATGGACCATCAGCAGGTACCGCTTTAACTGTTCTATTTTATTCACTATATATGCAAAAGAAGATTCGTCGTGATATAGCAATTACCGGAGAAATCAATCTTCAAGGTAAAGTTTTAGAAATTGGTGGATTGGAAGAAAAGCTTCAAGGCGCTAAAAAAGCTGGTATTAAACTAGCTCTAATTCCAAAAGATAATGCGAAAGACTTGGTAAGAATTAAGGAACGAAATCCTGATTTGATAAACAAATCATTTCAAGTAGTAGATGTCGAAGATATTACTCAAGTATTGAAGAAGGTATTTGTTTAATTTATAAAACTTTTTATTTAATATAATTATCTACAAAGCTTTTTTAATTTATAAGGATAACTCTTAAACGTATCTAACATTGAGTTAATAGCATCTTTTGCAAGTTTAAAATCACCACATGTATATAAATCAATACTAATTGTTCCATTTTCTGGCCATGTATGAAACGATAAATGACTTTCAGATAATAGATAAAATCCTGTTAATCCTTGAGGTTCGAATTTATGTATTTTAGTATTTAATACAGTCATTTTTGATATAGTTAATGCTTTTTCAAACAGTGTATTTAGATATTCTTGATCATTTAGAATATTAAAAGGTATTTCTTCAAAATCTATTAAATAATGTACCCCCTTCGCTTTTTTTTCTGATTTATATTTATATTTTTCTAATTTCTTTTCTAATTTACTTGGTAAGTTAAAACTTGATGTATGAATTTTGTGGGTATAATATTGTAAATCTAAATTCTTTTTTTTATAAAAGTCCCAATCAATAAGATGCTCTAATGGATTAATTGTATCAGAAACTAAACAAAAAGAATAAAATCCACCAGCAAAAGTTGGTATGTATACACCATACGGATTTACATATTTAAATAATTCTCTTTTTGTTTTAACAATATTAACAATACTTTTTTCATTCCAATTAACATTATCGGCATTAAAACAAATTAAATATTTATCATTTACTATTTTCTTGATATATTCAAAAAATTGATTCGTAAATAAAGGCACAGACTGATTAAAATCAGTAGAATCAATTATTACTAAATCAAACTTTGGTTGTGTGTCAGATACTATATAGTTTTTAACATATTCGAAACCATCGCCAATAATTAAATTAAATCGAGGGTCTGTTGAATTTAAAGTTGGTTCAAAATTTTTAAAATGAAGTTTTGCAGCTCTTACAACTACTTCATCAATATCTACCATAGTTAATTTAACAACATTATTATGTTTTAATACTTCTCTAGCAGTACCGCCATCTCCGCCACCAATAATTAAAACATTAATATCTTTATTAAAATAGTTTAAAGGTACGTGTCCAATCATCTCATGATAGTTCATCTCATCTGACTCGGTGAGTTGTACATCATTATCAATTACTAACATGTTGCCAAAATTCTTAGTTTCAAAAACTTGAACAAGTTGATACTTGCTTTTTTCTTCAAATAATTTCTTTTTAATAATATATTCAACAGAAAATTTAGATACATCTTTGAAAATATTAGATGAACTTTCTTTATTTAAAAATATTTCCAATTTAGTTTCACCTTTTGAAAGTAAATGAAATACAAAATCTCTGAAACAATCTGTATCTTCGGAATAAACATGACCCATAGCCGGTTCTAGTTTAGCCCATACTAAAGAATAGTATTTATTAAATAAACTATCAATCTGATTAATCGTATCCTTATCGTATTTTAATTTATAATTTTGTCTAATTTTATTAATATTAACACAATCTTTTCCGGAATCTTTTACTATATTCCAAAATATTTTTTCAATATTATCCATTATTTTAGTTTAGATAATTTATTTTATACTAATATTATATATGGATAACTTGGGTATTAAAAATATTTTAAATTTTGTAACGAGTAAAGATGATAAAGATCTATTAGAACATTACGGTGGCAAAGGTAAAGGTAAAGGTAAAGGTAAATCTAAAAAGATGAAGAAAAAGAAAAGTAAGAAGAAGAAGAAAAAGAAAAAGAAGGATGATGAAGGCGATGCTGGCGATGATGCTGGCGATGATGCTGACGATGATGCTGACGATGATACCTCTGAATATGGCGATGATGACTCTGAAGATGGCGAAGATAAGGATGACAGCGAATCAGAACGACCTGGTTTTTTCGCACGTATGTTCGGTTCTAAATCACCAAAAACTATAAAAGGACCTGATAAAATAAAACGTAAATTAAGACGACTAAGTCAAGAAATATATAAAAATAAGAGTATAATAAGTAGCATAGTAGATGAAAATCCAGAGTTAGCTGATTTTGTAGAACAATTACAGGAATAGAAACATGTGTTACTATATCTGTTTATTAATACTTTATTTAAACACACAATTGTTTATATTATATAATGGGACAATGTATTAGTTATTATGATAATAATAAATTAAAGGAACTAAACAATGATACACCCTTTTTTAGTTTAGAGGGTCGTCACTTTCAATCAAAGGTTGTAGATATATACGATGGTGATACTTGTAGTATTGTTATAAATTTAGATGGTAAATATTTAAAATTTAAACTAAGATGTTTGGGATATGATTCACCTGAAATTAAACCACCACTTAGTTCAAAGAATAGAACATACTTGATAGATTTAGCAATTAAGTCTAGAAACTATTTTATATCTCGTGTAACAAATTGTGATGTAGATCTATTACAACACTATTCAAAGAAAGAAGTAAAAGAATTAATAGTGAGTAATACTAAAATAGTATCTATTAAAACGTATGGTTGGGATAAATATGGGCGACTTTTAGGTGAAATATTTATTGATGGAATTAATATTAATAATGAAATGATAGAGAAGAAATATGCATATAAGTATGATGGCGGTACAAAAGAAAAGAATAGTATATAAATTTATTACATCATTTTTAATAGTAAGAAATTATTCTTTGTTTAAAGATATATATAAGGGTTTATGGTCTAGTGGTATGATTCTCGCTTTGGGTGCGAGAGGTCGGGGGTTCGATTCCCCCTAAACCCCGTGTGGTGAGAGAACTACACACTGCCTTTATAGCTCAGTGGTAGAGCGTCAGTCTTGTAAACTGAAGGTCTTGGGTTCGATTCCCAATTGAGGCTAAAAATATTTTAAATTTAATTAATTAATTAAATTTAAATTACTTTTTATATATTATCTAAGAAAAATGTCTATCAACCTGTTCGATTAAAAATGTTAAATTTGTTTGTTTACAATCTCTCTCAAGATAGTCTAAACCATGTTGTTCAAATGTTGTACCAACTTGTGTACCATCCATATAATATAATTTGAAATTCAACTCTTTAATATTCTGTGAATTTCTGTGAGTATATCGTTGTCGATTGTGTCCAGTTAAGAATATATAATTTTTACTTTGTGTTGACGGATAGAATGTACCGATAACATTATTTAATTTTCCATTTGTAATTAGATTTCTACTTGGCACAATTGGTTCTAAACTTAGATAGAATAATTTTTCATTTAATAAATCTTTAATACCGTGTTTTAAATGAGTTAATGAATAAAACTTTGAACTACCACCTGTTGGTTTACCATTATATATCCATTTTCCTTTCATTACTACTGTATTAGTAACGTCAGTTTGGTTTGAATCACTTAAAAAAGTTTTAATTTCCGCATGTTCAGAATCAGTAAAATTAACTAATGGATATGTTTTTATAAAGGCTTTTTTAAATAAAATAGTAGTTGTGCTAGGAGTTTCATCGGTTATATTTTCACTAACTGTTATCTCAATCTTACAACTTCCGATTTGTTGAATTTTATTAATAGTTAAACAATTATTATTAGATGATGTAGATGTAATATCAAGATGTTTTATATTTTCTAAAGATACTAGTTTTTCAACCTGTGTGCGAGTTAACTTGTCAATTATTATCTTTTTAGTACTAGATACAAATGTTACATTATTATAAGAAAATTGACTTTCGATATACATCAGATGATCGACCGATGTAATCTCTAAATAATGATATTTATAGTTATCTGATAAATTTGATTTTTCGCCAATCTCGATTATACTTCCTTTAACAAAATCAACTGTTAATAGTGATTCTCCAGATTGATCTATTTTAATATAACCAACTTCATTTGTCGCATTTATTTTAATATTATCTGATATATCATTTGGTTGATACCAAATAGTATCAGAATAATATTTAGCTAATCTTACTTCTGTTTTTAAAAAATTCATTTGTGCTGGTGTATTATCACCTGTTGCTAGTTTAATATAACCATTGCTAATATCTCTTATTTTATATAATGTATTATTTAAACTAAGTGTATCCGTATAATAATCATTATATAAATAATAGTTTTTTTTAATATCGGCATGTACCCCATTTGATAAATCGGTCTCATTAAATAAATAAAATATTTTGCTATCATTATCAATTATTTTAAAGAATTTATAAGTATTTCCACCAGCATCATCTTCAATATATTTAACAACTGTATTATCATATCCTCTTAAAAATATACCGGATGGATCAACTGGATTAGACATTGCTTCTAAATAATCAATTTTATATCCGATATGAGTATCAGGTATATATCTTGGTGCAACAATTTCAGTTACATTAATATCTTTAATATCTTCAAGTGAATCTTCGATAACTGCACCATTATTAACGTTGAAAGTTTTATTATAGTAAGCAGATGTATTATTCCAAGTAGTTTGTGGGCCTGAATTATTTTCAATCCATTTTCCACCTGATCCAAAATAACCTTTTTCAAAATAAGTTGTATATTTCTCGGTTGTTTGATTAAATTTAATTTTAAAATTAAATGGATTTGGTTCTTTGATAATATTTCTATCTCTAGAATTTACTTTTAAAATATAATTATTTGTATTTTCATTAAATGATGATTTAGTTAAATTATTTTGTCTAAATTCCATATATATTAATTTATAGATTTATTTTCATAACAAACTTATAAATTAATACTTTTTAAATTTGTTTGAAGAATCTATCGCACTATGTGATTGCCATTACTGCGGTACATAAAGTTAACAAATCTCTACAAATAATTAAACTTTTTGAATATATGTCATTAAGTATGCATCTTTATCTTCCAAGTTTTGGTAATATTTATTTAATATATCTTTCACTATAAATAGACCCTTCGAATAGAAATTGATTGCTTTCTTATTTGATACTTGGACATATAAAGTAATATCGGTATCAAACTTTTCTTTAATATAATCAAGCAATAATGTACCTAATCCATTTCTCTGGTTATCTTTTGTAACACCAATTGACATTATATGAAGTCTGTTTTCATTCTCAAATAATTCACAGACTATAAATGCCATTATGTGATTATTTTCTACAAGTTTATAAATAAGATTACCATTATAATATAACATTGTCAAGTCAAATCTACTATAATATATAGGTAGTACTTCTTTTCCTATACTTTCTATTTCTATAAAATCTTTATTGTCAGCCTTTGTAATTTCAAACATTAATTGTATGTTTGAATTATTCTTTATATATTTAAAAATATTATTGATTTAAAAAAAAAGTATAAATACTATATATATGTCTCTTAATTTTGTTGAAAATAACAAAACGAGTATTCAAGAACTAAATGTTAAAGTAGCCGAACTCATTAAAAATTTAAATATCGATGCATCTGGTAAACTAAGTGTTGCCAAATGTTTAAAAATAAATGGTGAAGTAAATAAAGCAATTAAATCAATCAAAAGTTTAGCACAAGCTGTTGCAGATATTGATGCAGGTGATAAAGCAGGTGTAATTATAGCAATTACTTTAGAAACTTTAAACAGTGATGAAGTAAAATCTATTTTATCCGAAGAACAAAGAAAAGATGTTGAAGATTTTTGTCAAGATGCTGAAACAATTGATGCTGTGATAGGTTTAATTGACTGGGTCTCTGATGAGACACTAAAAAAATTAGACGCTAATAACGACGGTGTAGTAACAAAAGAAGAATTAGAAACAGATTGTGCTAAAAGATGCAAGTGTTGCCCCTCAATTGCATCATGCTGGTCTGCTTTCTTTATTAATGTTTTATGTTGTGGGTGTGGAAAAGATTCAATCGAATACCAAGCAGCTAATAAAGTATAAATTTATTCGAATACGGATTGTCAATCGCGTTTTTCACTAACACTTGTATAAGCGAAAGTAGTATTCATTATTACATATACTAATTTCAAAAGAGAAATACATAAATACTTAAATACTTTAATAATTTTGAAATAATTATTATTAATTTATATTAAATAAAATTTGCTGTTTGAACATATGTCAATTGCAAAGCAAAAATACAAACCAATTTTTATTTTAAGAAAATCGATTTAACGTAGTTAAATGATGCTAGATTTTCTTAGAATAAGCTAATGGTTATCAGAACGAGTTTGCTATTTTACGAAGTAATGGCAGACTCGTCCTGATAAACCAATTTCAAAAGCAAAGCTTAACTTATTACTACGTAATTATGATTAATAACATTCATCTAAGATGAAAAGTATGATTTTTAGTAATTAAAACAAAATATGGAAGCGTATCTCCCAATATTTTTATTTGCTTTGCAATAAAAAGTTTTAATGATTTTCTTTTTAGAAAATCAATAAATTTCGTAGAAATCACGTAGTTAAATGATGCTAGATTATATTTAGGCCAATTAAATAGTATATGTTTTTATAACAAAAGAATATGTGAAAGCAGTCTCTCTTAAATGCTTGTATCGATCCATGCCACCAAAATGTCCTTGTTTCATTTCAGTTTTTAACAACATAATACTTTTACTTTGATTATGATGTCTAAGTTTGGCTATGAACTTGGAAGGTTCCCAATATGCAACTCTTGGATCATTAAGACCTGAAAGAGCTAATACATGTGGATAATCTACACTATTAATATTATCATAAGGAGAGTATTGTTTCATCAAGTTATAAAATTTCTCTTGATTTGGATTTCCCCATTGTTCCCATTCTGGAATAGTCAGTGGAATAGTTGGATCAGCCATTGTATTTAATACATCTACAAATGGTACTCCAGCTATAACTGTTCTATATAATTCTGGTCGCATAGTCATCGCGGCACCAACTAATAAACCACCTGCACTTCGACCTTCAATAGTTATTCCTTTATCGAAAGTATAATTTTCTGTAATTAAATGTTCTGCACACGCATTAAAATCATGAAAGGTATTAATCTTATTTTCCATTTTACCATCTTCATACCATTTGTATCCAAGGAAAGATCCACCTCTGACATGCGCAATAGCATATACAAATCCTCTATCTAATAATGGTAAAATATCGGATTTAAATGTTGGGTCTACTGTATGCCCATAAGAACCATAACCATAAAGATATAACTTATTAGTTCCATCTTTATTAAATGTATCTTTTCTATAAACTATTGAAATAGGCACTTTTGTTCCATCAAGACTAATTGCATATTGTCTTTCAGTAGCATATAAAGAGCTGTCATAATTTGGTACTGGTTTTTGTCTTTCAAAAATAGATTCTTTAGTAGTTAAATCTAATTTATATATAGAATGTGGTGATTTTAAAGAATTTTGAGTATATAATATAACATTAGAATTATAATTTGGTACACAGTGAACTGATATATTTTTAATAGAATCATCAATTTCTATGTTCCAGCTTTTATTCATGTTATAACTGTTAGTTTCAAAGGGTATTACTCGAATTAAATTGTGACCATTTTCTTTATAACCAATCAAGATAAAATCTTTTAATTCAACTAAATATTTAATGTAAACAGATTCATTATATTCAATTAAATCTTTCCAATTCTCAATATTAGTATTATCTTTATTACAAATCATAATTTTAAAATTAATAGAATTATCGGTATTCGTTGTAATTAAAAAGTTACCTTCGTGATAATCAACATTATATTTATGCCCATCAATTTTAGGTGTAAACTGTACTAAATTCAAATTACTATGAGTAAAATAGTAATTATCACTAGTTTTAAAACTTCCAGCTGAAATGAAAAAATATTTCTTATCGTGTGACATTGAAAGGTTAACATTTACGAGTTCATCTAAATTTTCATAAATCATTTCGTTATCTTTAGTAAGTGTATTATAACGCCATATTTGAAACATTCTATTCTGTTTATCACCAAGTGAATAGTAGATATATTCGTTATACCATGTATAATCACAATAAGTTAGTTGTGGTATATTGTGTTCTAACTCTTGATTTGTTACAATATCAAATATCTTCAAATCATATTTTTCGTCACCTGTTAGATCAATGCCATAACTCATATATTTGTGATCTTTTGTTACACAAAATGAAGATATATCACAAGATGTTTTACCCTCTGCTATATCATTTTCATTAAAAATTTCAGTGATTTCTTTTGTTTCCATATTAATTCTACACCGAATAGGATAGCTTCGTCCTACTATAGTTCTGATAAAATAGTAATATTTGCTATCCCATCCATTGTCACTATTAGGAATTGGATAAGAATCATATGTTTCTTCAATATGAGATAATAATTCTTTGTACAGTTTGTTTTTTGTATCTTCCTCATCTTTCATATAAGACGCTGTATAAGAGTTTTCTAATTCCAAATGTTCAAGAACCTTTGTATTTTTTCTAGCATCGTCTCTCATCCAATTATAATAATCGTCTGATTCTATAGGCGGATTCATAGTATCTTCACCTCTAGAACTATCAATAGATCCAAATTGTTGTTTATGTAATATTCTATCAGGTACAGGGTATTGTATGCAATTTTCATTATTAAGATTCATTGCTGTATTATTACTTGCTCTAATAGGAAGTTAATATCAATATTTATTTTTATTTCATGGAACAAGTGTCTAAATCGAGTAATTCATAGAGTGAAAATCTCGATATATTTACGCATTTGCAAAACAAAAAGCAAAAATATAAACCAATTTTTATAACCTACTGAATTTCTTTGAAATTCACTAGGTTCTAACGGTTAAATTGCTTTATTCAAAACTTTTTAAAGTTTTGAATATGCAATCCAATTTTTATAGAATTGTAAAAGTTTATCATGATAGAACCATTGAATAAATATACCAAAATACTAAAGTAGTCAAAATTATTTAAATAAATGGTGAAGCAAAAAGTCAAACTAATTAGGTGAATATATTTTATTAAAGTAATTATCCACTAATGTTGTTATGATTGTAAATACTATTTATCATGTTTATGATAACATGATTTTGAGCATTATTATTAATTAAATAATTTAAAAGTCCTTGTAATTGGTTAAGATTATTATCTATGTTATTATTCATATTTGAGTGATTAATATTAATTATATAATTTCGTAGTTCTTGTAATTGATTCAGAATATAATTCTCATTGTTATTATTTATACAATGATTACGTATTTCTTCTATTATGTTTCTTATTAGATTATCATAAATAACAACAGGTTCAGGTTCTGGTTCTGGTTCTGGTTCTGGTTCTGGTTCTGGTTCTGGTTCTGGTTCTGGTTCTGGTTCTGGTTCTGGTTCTGGTTCTGGTTGAGGTTGAGGTTGAGGTTGAGGTTCCGGTTGAGGTTCATATGATTGTGGTTCAGATCCAGATTCGTTCATAAAAATATTACTTAGGTCAATATTAATATCAATATTATTGTAATCTTCGTTAGGAAAAATATTACTAATGTTATTATTATCTTCGTTAAGGAAAATATTATTGTCAATATTATTGTCAATATTATTGTCAATATTATTATAATTTTCGTTAAGGAAAATATTATTATCAATATTATTGTAATTATTAATCAGATTATGATTTGTATCATAAATAATAGAATTATTGTTACTGACTTGAAAATCTGCGAATTGAGAATCTTGTTCGGGTGGGGCAGTATGCGGTAGTTGATCAGGCAATCCTCTACAACATGGACATCTTGGTCCACTGCGTCTTAAAGCATCGATTATACAGGCTGTATGAAATCGATGATTACATTGTACTAGGGTATGACAATCTTCTTGATTGTCACATAAACATATCGGGCATATCCATTCTTCCATACTTTATCTAATAATGATTATAACATATGATATTTCAATTTTTCTTAGAATAAGTTTCTGGTTTTATTAAAGTAATTGTTTTTTAATTGATTTTAGTCTCGGATGAATATTTTGCGGAATGTGATCAATCCATTGGTATGAATGTTTCATATCATCATGGATCTCTTTATCGCCAAACCGTTTTAATGATAAGAACTTATTCTTATATCTTAATTTTAATGGAAATAATATATATTTACAATTTTCAACATAGATAGGCGCTGGTTTCTGTATTTTAAATTCTCTAATTAAAGTTTTTGTACATTCTTCAAATGTATGATGTAATGAAAAAAGATGTCCATTTGTTTCTTCGACAGTTTCTCTTATTGCAGTATCTATAATTGACTGGTCAACTATATCTGTTTTACCACCTGTATCAGAGAAAGATTCGTCTTGTTTTCTTAGTAACCATATTTTTTTATCATCTTTAGATGTATCTTTTGTTTTATCTTTATTAAAATATTTATGATTTACATAACACAATATACCAGCCGCACGAATAGGTTGACCTGTTTCTGTAAAGAAAGTCGGTCTATTTTCGCTGTGCATATATATAATAGTATATTATTATTTTATTATATATATTTCATTTTTTATTTAGTGATTTACATTTAATAATAATTGAATTTCGTTTAAATTAATCATTAACTAGTATTTAATGAATCCACATATAAATGATAACGTATTCTCTTTTGTTGAAAATAATGAAAGCAATATAGATAAATTACAAAAAGATATAAAAGTAGAAGATGTTGATAAAAATGATGATGAAGATGATATTGATGATGACGAGTTTAAATGTAAAGAATGTTCTACAGTTCAAGGATTAAATAATTGTGAATTATGTGATAAAGAAAATATTTGTGAAGAATGTTATGGTCAAGGTGGTGATTATGGTCCAAATGAAATATGGGTATGTAATGACTGTCTTCCTACTTGTTTAGTATGCAACTCAAAACTATACACGGTACATGATACTTGTTGTGGAAACGGAAGAAGCGATATGACTGATGAAGATGATAATGAAAATATTGTTGTGTGCGAAGAATGTAACAAGCATGTTGATTGTTACAAAGATAATATACATATTCTCTATAAAGGGGAATCTAATAATATATCAGAAGAGTTGGTTTTATGTACTATGTGTTTTCAGGATATGGAAGATGATTTAATACAAAAAGATTACAAATGCGATGAATGGGAAGATGATGACGATACAGAATAAAATTGATTTTGTTTTAAGTTAATAATTAATTAGTATTTAATGAGCGAAACAGTAAAAAATATTAATCTTGAATCAATATTGTCAATTGGAGAAGAAGTTATTAATTCGGATGAATTAAATAACTTGCTTAATACCAAACCGAATATTGTAGCGTATGATGGTTTTGAACCATCTGGCAGAATGCATTTAGCACAAGGTGTTCTTAGAGCACACAATGTTAATAAATTTACTAATGCAGGAATAAAGTTTAAATTTTGGGTTGCTGATTGGTTTGCATTAATGAATTTAAAATTAGGCGGCGATCTTAAAAAGATTCAAAATGCTGGTAAATTAATGATTGAGACATGGAAAGCGTGTGGAATGAAACTTGATAATGTTGAATTTATTTGGTCATCTGACGAAATTAACAAACGTAGTGATCAATATTGGAAACTAGTACTAGATATTTCAACTAAATTTAATCTCTCAAGAATCAAGAAATGTACACAGATTATGGGTCGTGAAGAAAGTGATGAACTATCTGCAAGTCAAATTTTCTATCCTGTAATGCAAGCTGCAGATGTTTTCTTTCTGGATGTAGATATTTGTTCACTTGGAATGGATCAAAGAAAAGTAAATATGTTATGTAGAGAATATTCAAAGAAAGCGAAAAGAAAGTTTCCACCTGTTATTATTTCACATCATATGGTTATGGGATTAGATGGATCTGATAAAATGAGTAAAAGTGACCCAGACAATACTATTTTTATGGATGATAGTGAACAAGAAGTTAATAGGAAAATTAAAAAAGCGTTCTGTCCACCTAAACAAGTTGAGGGGAGTCCTTTACTAGATTGGGCAAAGTGGATTTTGTTACCTATATTAGGAAATGTTGTAATACCTGCAGATGAGAAATGGGGAACACCAGCTAGAGTATATAGTGATTATACAATGTTAGAAACTGATTTTGCCGATGAAAAAATACATCCATCTGATTTAAAAAAATCAATGACTATTCATATAAATGAATTATTATATCCAGTTAGACAGCATTTTGAAAATAATAATGATGCAAAACAATTATTAAAATTAGTTAAATCATATACTAAATAATATTAGTTTATCTAAAAGAATATTTATATATAAAATATAATGGAATTACTAAATAATAGATATTATATAGTACGGAATGGTGATTTCGCAACAGATGGCAATACTAAAATATTGTATTGTATTTTTTCTATATTATTATCTATTGAAGATTATATTAATAACAATTCTGTAAATTGTTTATCAATTATGATTGGGTCTACTTTTATATGGGTATTAATTGAGTATATCTTGTATATTACTAATACAAGAATAATTAAACCTATGTATATTTATTTATGGAATAATAAAATAGAATTGCATAAATATGTAAGTTTATTCTTACAAGGTTTTCAAGAAGGTGGTTTTATTACAACTGTTGGTTTATATTTTGGTGATAGATTAAATAGTATTAATCACATGCTAGTATTTCATTCATTAATTATATTTATGATAATTAATATTATTACAAAATATAATTTGATTCAATCGTCAAAGAGACAAGTTAATTCAAAAGGGTCGCTTATTTTAATGGGTTTATCTACAGTTTACAACTTAAAAACTATATATCAACATCCTGAACATATTATGAGGCAATTAAAGATGTTTATATCGATGATATATTTATCTTCTATTTGGACATTTTTTACATGGTATAAAGGTTTTAGAACTGCTGAAGTTTATTTAAAAAATGAAAGTAATGAGTATATAAAACAATCGCCAAATAACTTTGAGATATTTTTAATACTATTATATGATATTATATTTGAAATAGGAATTGCATACTTAACATTTTACAATTTATTTATACTATAATTTAAAAGAGTTTAGTTTTTTCTAACATAGTATATATAAATGGTTAATCAAAATACCAATCAAAATACAAAGAAAAGTATTATAGAAAATTTTGCTGTATCAGTTCAAAGTAGTCCTACAAAAAAGTTTTTGGGTGTCCTTCATTTTGCACTTGGAATATTTGCATTATATGTTTCTATAAAATGTAACAATGGATTTAGTGCGGGATCATTCGTATTAGCGTGTTGTTGTCCTCAATTATACTTGATTTATATTGCCGCAACTACAGGATTTGGTTTTTGCATGAAAGGTAAAATACTAAATTCAAATCATTATACCTATAATTAATTATCAAAGATTAATATACTAAATATATTTAATATAACTTAATTTAATGTTAACAAATAATTTCAACATTAAATTAATTAAAACTATACATTTACTTTTAATACTTTATGTCACTGTCATACCATTTATACTACCTCAACAATTAAAACATATAATACCTATATTATGTTTTATTCTATATAGATGGTTTACCGGCGATCATTCATGTACTTTAACTACAATTGAAAATAAATTAACTGGAAATAGCGGTGGCTTTATTTATAGAATAGTAAATCCTATTTATCAAATGGGAGAAAGTAAATTTAATAGAAAACTCTATTTAATTACAATATTATGGTTAGTTGCGTTGATTTACTGGTATTTAACTTTCCAAAACTACTTAGACGTTAGAAGTTAATATTAAGTAATATTATGGAAAAAATTATAAAAAAAAGGGACAAGATCCATAAAAAACTTAAAAAGTGTCAACGTAAAATTCATGATTTAGAATATGAATTAATTGAGCTAGAACGAGATGCCAATGAAATTGACCAAAAAGAAATTATTAAACAAATGAATTTAAATGAACAGCAAAGTAAAATAGTAGATGCCAAACAAGAAAAAGAAAATATATTAGTACTTGCTTGTCCGGGATCAGGTAAGACGCACACTTTAATTTCTAGGTATATTAATTTGGTAACAAATCATTCATCCGGAGTTAATATTGATCCTGAAAAGATTTTATTAATTACATTTACTAAGAAAGCCGGACAAGAAATGGAGAATAGACTCAAGGGTTTAATTCCAACTAAATTACCTCATTATGTTGGTAGTTTGCATGGACTTGGTTATAGACTTTTACAACGATTTAATAAAATTAATTATACCGTTTTAGATGAAAAAGACTCAAAACTCTTACTAAGAGATGTCATTGATTCAACAATAAGTATTGATAGTATTGAAGATGACGATATCTCAATTATTAAATCTAAAGCATCTATGATTATTGATCAAGCATCAACTAGTTATCCAATAAATTTAACCAATGTTTTAGCAAAATTAAATTTAGAAAACTATCTATCTGTCTTTAAAAATATTTTGAAGAATTATCAAGAAACAAAGAAAAAACAAAATTTAGTTGATTTTAATGATTTAATGGTTTTACTTGCTAACTTTTTAAAGACAAAGAAAGCAGAAGAATTTTTAAATTCTATAGAATATATATTTTTTGATGAATACCAAGATGTAAATCCAATTCAAAATTTTATATTATCGATGTTCAAAGAAAAAACGAATATAATGGTTGTTGGAGATGATGCACAATCTATTTATAAATTTAGAGGAAGTGATATTAAATATATTTGGAATTTTTCGGATGAATTTAAACCTACTGAAACATATTATTTAGAATCAAATTATCGCTCAACACAAGAGATTGTTAATTTTTCTCAATCAATAATTAAAAATAATCACGGACAATTTAAAAAGAAAGTGATTGCTATAAATGAACGGTCTGGTACAAAACCACATGTTTTAGCTTTTAAAGATGTTAATAAAGTTGATCAATATAGATGGATTGCAGAAGATATTAAGAAGAGACATAATAATGGAGTATCTTATTCGGATATGGTAATTTTAGCAAGAAAGAATTCATTACTAGATAAGATAGAATATGAATTACTTTCTCATCAAATACCAATAGTAAAACATTTAGGTATATCATTATTAGATAAGAACTATATAAAAGATTTTATGGCATTTATTGTTATATTGGTCAATAATAAAAGTAGTGTTCATTGGAAGAGAATTTTAGCATTACATTCAGAAATAGGTGTTGTTAAAGCAAATGAAATAATCGAATTTAATTCAGATATTAGACTATCAATTAAAACATTTGTAAATGAGTCAACATTTTATAAAAGAACAATTGGAACATTAGATGATGTATTAACAACTATAAGTAATACAAATTTAATAATGGAAAAAGTAAAACATATTATATTATATTTACAATTTCTTTGGAAACAAAATAAAACAACATATAAAAGTGCAAATATAGAGAATATGGTTGAAGATACAAAAATATTATTAAATTATATTAGTAATACATCTTCTCTGGAAGAATTTATTAATGATTTATATTTAAATAAAGAAGTTGATCAAGATTTTGAAGAATCAGTTTATTTAACGACCGTGCATGGATCAAAAGGATTAGAATGGGAATATGTTTATATAATAGATATGGATAGTTCTAATTTTCCAGCAGTAATGCCTAAATTTTTTAATGAAGAACTTGATGAAATGGAAGAAGAAAGAAGGTTGTTTTATGTTGCTGCTTCCCGTGCAAAATCACAACTTGTCCTAACATATAATGCTGATTTACATCCTGAAAGATTATGTTACATGTCACCATTATTAAAAGAAGTTTCATGTGATTTATATATACCATATGGTGTAGAAGATGTTAATATAACATTAACAGGAAATGTATCAAAGGATGTAACCCATTACTTAAGATATAATGGATTTAATAAAATTAGAAATATGGTTTCTAATTTAAAATTTGAGACGAAAGGAGTTAATAAACAAATAGATAATTTTGCTAATCTTCAAAAATTATCGAAAGGATATTACAACAAAGTAATATTAGGTAATTTTTTGGATTATACTATAAGTAAGATGATATTAGTTAATTTTCCAAAAGAAATAAAACACTTTGATTTAAATCTAATTCATAAACAACCAGAATTTCTACAAAGTGCAAACAATAAAAAGATTTACCATAATTATATAGATAAAATATCAGATTGGAAAGATATATTAGAAGACATATTTAATATATCTATTTACAAGATGAAAGTAGTTAGTGAAGAACTAAAAGATTTCTTATTAGGTAGTGAAATGTATAAATTATTATGTAGTATTGAAAAAGGATTAATTTATTTTTTGAAGAAAGGTAATGCTAATATATCTAAGATATTTACACACTATAATATTACATTTGATTTAACTCGTGGTGAGCTAGATTTATTAGTTGATGATCATTTAATTGAGATAAAATCATCTGTTTACCAAGCTGCAACATTAGCGAATGTATCACAGGCGCTAATATATGGTTATTTGATAGAGAAAAAAGAAGTAAAAATAAATAAAGTATCAATTTATAATCCATTAATGGGAATTATGACATCTTTCGATACTAAAGAGTTTAATTTTGTCAAATTCACAACTAAGATATATAATTAGATTATAATTTCTTGTATAGTATAATGTCATCTATTAAAAAAATCCAAAATATGAAAGGTGGTGGAAGTTGGACAAGTTTATGCCCAATATGTGGAATTCATTTTAGAATATCATTTGATAAAAGTACTATAGAAGAATTATCCAATTACTCTTCTAAAAAAAGAAAATCAGAAGATCAACTTATTAAATTAAATAAAATTATTTCTAATTTTAAAAAATTTAAGATAATTGAAAAAAATAACAAAATGTTTAGTAAATATAATAAAATTACTATGCTTTTACCAAATGGAATTATCAAACATAATATAAAATATGATGATAATTGTGACTTTGATAAATATACTGAAGTATTTTTTAATGATTCAAGAATGGAAACTGCCGGTTTACCAATGCATACTGAATGTTGGAAATTAGCAGAAAGTAAATTTAACCATAAATTAAAGTATGAAGATTTTTTATTTAATAAAAATGAAACCAAACTAACCAAGGAAGAAAAAAGAAAGTTAGATTTATCAATTTACTTGTTACATTATATAGATTATAAGATAGCTAGTAAATATTCTACACAGGATTGGATTGATAATATATTCGATATTAGATTTGAAAATTTCTTATTTAATGAAAAAGATTGGTATATTTTATATTTGCCATCTGGGGAATCGGATGAAGCACAGCGTAATTCAAAAAGAATTGAGAAAAATTTATTAAAAATTATTAAAGGTATTACGAAAAATATTACTCTAAAGGTTCGGCCGTCACCATCAGAATCTGCAACATTATTTAAGCAAGGGACAAAGAAAAAAGGGAATGACGGTATGATGTATATAATTGATGTTAATAAAAATGGGGTTAATAGGTGGAAAAAAGTTGTGTAAAAGTTATAACCCAACTAGTTACAACCATTTATATTATAAAATTTTATACCTAAAAATAGGTATAAAAATATTTTCTTATTTATTATAATGGAAATAATCGAATTTGTTAATATAAAAGAACAGTTCAATTCCGAAAGTTTGAAATACGTTGGTGGTAAAAATGCATCTCTTGGAAACATGATCTACGATATGACAAAGCTAGGTATTAAAGTACCTGATGGATTTGCTATTACTACAACATTTTATCATCAATTTATTACTGATAACAATATTAGTAATTTAATTGAAGAATTAGATAATTCTCCTAATAATATTGAGGATATATCAAAGAAAATTAGAACTAAAATAGAAAATGGAATATTAAGTGATGAATTTTTAAATTTATTAGGCCATCATTATACTAAATTAGGCGGATGTGACGTTGCTGTGAGGTCTTCTGCTACTGCAGAAGATTTAGATAATGCTTCTTTCGCAGGACAACAAGATACATATCTAAATGTATATGGATTTGATTCGCTTGTTAGTCACATTAAAAAATGCATTGCTTCTTTATTTAATAATAGAGCGATATATTATAGAAATAATTTTAATATTAAATCAGTTGGTGTTGGTATAAGTGTAGGTATTCAAAAGATGGTTAGATCTGACAAAGGGTCTGCAGGTGTTGCATTTTCAATAGATCCTGATTCTGGAAACAATAAAGTTATTGTAATTAATTCATCTCATGGATTAGGAGAGATCGTAGTTAGTGGTCAAGTTGTACCTGATGAATTTATAGTAACAAAGAATATAAATAATAAGAGTTCAATAATTGATAAAAAATTAGGTATTAAAAAAAATAAAATGATTTATGACTCGATTGGTATTAAGCTTGTTGAAAATGAGTGTTATGAAAGGTTTTCGTTAATAGATGAAGATATTTTATTATTAGCAGATTGGGTAAAAAAATTAGAGATATATGTGGGACACCCCGTAGATATTGAATGGGCATTTGATGGTATTGAAAACCAAATGTATATTGTACAATGCAGACCAGAAACAGTACATTCTAATAAAGATCATTCTGTATTTACTAAATATAATATATCAAAAGATATTTCAATCAATGAGCTTAAAGAACGAACGATTCTTAAAGGTATTTCCGTAGGTGCCCTATTAGGTATAGGGAAAGCAAGAGTTATTAAACTTGATAAATTACCAGAAAATATTAAAGATATTGATTTTAATGACGGTGATGTACTAGTTACTGAGATTACCGACCCAGATTGGGAGCCACTTATGAAAAGAGCATCTGCTATTATTACAGAAAAAGGTGGTAGAACATGTCATGCCGCGATTGTAGCAAGGGAACTACAAGTACCATGTTGTGTAGGAGCAGTCGATTGTCTTAAGAAAATTAAAGAGCAACAATTAATAACATTAGACTGTACACAAGGTGAGGAAGCGTATGTATACGATGGAAGTGTAGAATTTACTAAAGAAGAGATTAATTATTCTGACTTGCCAGAACCACCAGTTGATATTATGTTAAATGTTGCTGATCCACAGAGAGCTTTCTTATATGCAAATATACCAAATAAAGGAGTTGGTTTAGTAAGAGAAGAGTTCATAATTAATAATTTTATCCAAGTTCATCCACTTGCATTAATTAATTATAACAGTGAACAAATTTCGAATGATATTGTGCTTAAAAATAAAATTGATGAGATTACAAAAGGATATGATAATAAAATAGATTATTTTGTTGACAAGTTAACATTTGGTTTAGCTAGGATAGCAACTGCTTTCTTTCCAAATAATGTAATTGTTAGATTTAGTGATTTTAAATCAAATGAATATGCTAATTTATTAGGTGGAAAATATTATGAACCACATGAAGAGAATCCAATGATTGGTTGGAGAGGTGCATCAAGATATTATTCTGAAAAATATGAAAGCGCTTTTGGATTAGAATGTATGGCAATTAAAAGACTTCGTGAAGAAATGGGATTTACAAATATTATTGTAATGATTCCATTTTGTCGTACACCAAAAGAATGTGTTCGAGTTTTAGAAACTATGGAAAAATACGGATTAAAAAGAGGTAAACATGATCTGAAAGTATATATTATGTGCGAATTGCCATCAAATGTTATTTTAGCAGATGAATTTTGCAAACATGTAGATGGGTTTTCTATTGGAAGTAATGATTTGACACAATTAGTATTAGGGTTAGATCGTGATAGTGAATTAGTTCAGCATTTATATGATGAACGAAATCAAGCTGTTAAAATGATGATATCACAGGCTATTAAATCATGTAAACGAAATAATGTAAAGATTGGAATATGTGGACAAGCACCAAGTGATTTCCCTGATTTTGCCCAATTTTTAATAAAGGAGGGGATTGATACAATCTCATTAACACCTGATTCTGTTGTTAAGACTATTAAAGAACTAATTAATATCTAAATTTATTATATATGATTTTATCAAGATGGATAAAAAATAATAGATATGGCACGGAAATAATAGAGACTATCTCTTTTGGTTCACCATCAATAAAATTTGCCAAATATAAGTTTGATTCTAATAATTCGGAAAGTACGTTATATGAATGGTTATCAGCAGGCACATACTTTGAAACTCAATATATTGGTTTCTTTATGACTAAATCTATTAAATCGTGGCTTAATTATTCTCAATTAATAGATCGGACTTCTCAGTTTGTAACAGATAACTTTTTTACTTATGATATATCACAAGTTGTATCTTCATCTGATATTACACAAGAAATTACCCAATTAAATCGTGATGATATTAAAGATGTAAAAGATGTTGTAAGAAGAATAGATAATACTTTTCAATATTTCAAACCACCCATGTATCCTATTTATAACGAAGATGGAAAACAAAAAGAATCAGTAAGTAACGATGGTGAAATAGATGTAGTTGCATCAAATATGGTAGTGTATGGTATTTTATCTTCTGAAAAAAATATTTTAGGCAGTGAAAAAAGCAACATCCCTATACCGCGAGGTATGCCAGCAGGTTACACAGACGAGAATATTACTTTAATTAATAAAATTTTAGAAAAAATGAAAAGTGCAGGAATAGGATATTCAAATAAATCCAAATTATTAAATAAAAACGAAATAAAACATCAAGTTAATAATGAAAATTTCGATATAATAGATAAAATTTTAAAAGAAAATGCTCAAAATCAGAACATGAAAGATTTCTGCATACAAAATGAAAAATACTTTCAAGAGTCTAATTCATTATATATAATTATCAGAAATGTCGATACGGCGAACGTTATTTTCCGTCTTCAAAAAGTCTTATACAGACGATTAGATATTATGCCTGGAAATCAACAGGCACTCAAAATACACTCCCCTGTAATATTAGAATATAGTAAACAATTATTAAAATACTTATTATATATCACACAATTTTTAAATTCGTCTGACCTCCAAGAAAAGATGATTGTAATTTTAAACGAAACAGAAGCAGAAAAAGAAGCAGAAAGAGAAAGAACAATCCAACAAAGCCAAGAAGATAATGTGTTATCTAAACGAACAAGACTAAAAAAGAAATATTTGAAATATAAAATAAAATACTTGAACTTAAAAAATCAAACCGCTGGTAATAATTTGACAATTCCAAATTCTATTACAACTATTGACGAACGTGCTTATTATCGTGCGAAATTAACTTCTGTAATAATCCCAAATTCTGTTACAACTATTGGCAACGGTGCTTTTATAGGAAATAAACTAATATCTGTAATAATTCCAAATTCTGTTAAAACTATTGGCAACAATGCTTTTGCAAATAATAAATTAACTTCTGTAACAATTGGAAATTCTGTTAAAACTATTGGTAAAAATGCTTTTATAGGAAATAAACTAACATCTGTAACAATTGGAAATTCTGTTACAACTATTGACACTAGTGCTTTTGAAAAAAATAAATTAACTTCTGTAATAATTCCAAATTCTGTAACAACTATTGGTGACAATGCTTTTGTAAATAATAAGATAACCAAAGTAACAATGCCAATAAAATTCAAAGATAGGAAAGATCTTTTTGACATATCTAAAAGTTTGTTTGGAGATATCACATTTACATATATTTAATAATATAACTAATTTTATATAATATAACTAATATTATATAATGAGTAGTTTTGCAAATAACTCAGCAGATACTTTTAAGGATAAATACTTTAAATATAAGAATAAATATATAAATTTAAAAAAACAAATAGCTGGTAATAAAGAGATTAGTACAAGGGATGGCGGCACTCTTGTAATTTCAGATTCTGTTACAACTATTGGTGAGGATGCTTTTTCTAAAAATAAATTAACTTCTGTAACAATTCCAGATTCTGTTACAACTATTGGTAAAGCTGCTTTTGCCTATAATGTGTTAACTTCTGTAACAATTGGAAATTCTGTTACAACTATTGGTCAAGGTGCTTTTTACAAAAATGAATTAACTTTTGTAACAATTCCAAATTCTGTTACAACTATTGATATGTGGGCTTTTCAGAATAATAAGTTAACTTTTGTAACAATTCCAAATTCTGTTACAACTATTGGTATGTGGGCTTTTCATAATAATAAGTTAACTTCTGTAACAATTCCAAATTTTATTACAACTATTAATGAGGGGACTTTTAAGGATAATAAGTTAACTTCTGTAACAATTGGAAATTCTGTTACAACTATTGGTGAACTTGCTTTTGAAAAGAATAGGTTAACTTCTGTAACAATTCCAAATTCTGTTACATCGATTGGTAAAAGTGCTTTTGAGTATAATAAATTAATGTATCTTAAAATTCCGAATTCTGTTACGACTATTGATGTGCGGGCTTTTAAGAGTAATAATATAGAGTTTGTAGTAATTTCAGATTCTGTTATAACTATTGGTGATAGTGCTTTCATTTATAATAAAATAAATGATCTAAAATTTGGAACGAATGTTGAAACCATTGGTAAATATGCTTTTTCTAAAAATAACTTAACTTCTGTAACAATTCCAGATTCTGTTACAACTATTGGTAAAGGTGCTTTTGCTGATAATAAGATAGCCGAAGTAACAATCGGAAATTCTGTTACTACTATTGGCGTAAGTGCTTTTTCCAATAATGAATTAACTTATGTAACAATTCCAAATTCTGTTACAACTATAGATAATGTTGCTTTTTTGAAGAATAAATTAACTTCTGTAACAATTGGTAAATATATTACAACTATTGGTGAAGAAGCTTTTGCTCAAAATAAATTAACTGAAATTATAATACCAAGTTCTGTTACAACTATTGGTAAAGGTGCTTTTACGAATAATCAGTTAACCAAAGTAACAATGCCAAAAATATTCAAAGATAGGAAAGATATTTTCGACCCATCTAAAAGTTGGTTTGGAGATATCACATTTACATATATTTAATAATATATTTGAATAAGCCTATATTCTTTAAGTAATAATATTATTATAAATATATTTAAAATTGTAAATATACTTATATTAATAATAATGAGTTCTGATAGTGATAAACAACATATTTCTATGGTAGTGTGCGGGCACGTTGATGCAGGTAAATCAACAACTACAGGTAATCTAATTTTTAAACTAGGTGGTATTTCATCTAGAGAAATGGATAAACTTCAAGCAGAAGCAGATGCACAAGGCAAGAGTTCTTTTGCGTTTGCTTATTATATGGATAGAAACAAACAAGAGAGAGAGAAGGGTATTACGATTGAATGTACTACAAAAGAATTTTATACAGATAGTTATCATTATACTATTGTAGATGCACCTGGTCACAAAGATTATATTAAGAATATGATTACAGGAGCAGGGTGTGCTGATATTGCTTTATTATTAGTACCTGCTGAAATTGGTGGTTTTGAAAAAGCAATTGCGAAGGGTGATCACAAGACTGGTGAAATTCAAGGACAAACAAGACAACATGCAAGACTCTTAGGACTACTTGGTGTAGAACAACTAATTGTAGGTATTAATAAGATGGATTCATGTGATTGGTCTGAGGAAAGATATAATGAAATTAAAGAAGAAATAACTAAGATGATTAAGTCTGCTGGTTTCCTACCAAAACGTGTTCCAATTATTCCTTACTCTGGTTTCAAAGGTGAAAATCTAGTAGAACAAACAGATAAGATGCCATGGTATAAAGGATGGGAAGCAAATATTAGTGCAACTGAAAAAATAACCGGACATACTCTATACGATGCATTGGAAAAGCTAGCTAAGCCACCAAAGAGAAACACCGAAGGTCTTGTTCGTATACCAATTAATGGAGTTTATAAAATTCCAGGTGTAGGTGATGTAATTACTGGTAGAGTAGAACAAGGTATTTTGAAACCAAATGATGTTGTGGGTATTGCACCTAGGAATCACAGAGGGTTAAAAATATTTTCAATTGAAATGCATCATAAAACTTGTGCACAAGCAATTCCAGGAGACAATGTTGGTCTGAATATTAAAGGTCTTGATAAAAAGAATTTGCCAAAAGTTGGTGATGTTATTTATGTAGAAAAAGAAGGTATTTTAAAACCGGTTTCTAGTTTCAGAGCACAAGTTATTGTACAAGATCATCCCGGACAACTAAAGGTTGGATTTGCCCCATTAATTCATGTTAGAACTGCAAAATCATCTTGTAGAATGAATAATATTTTTTGGAAGTCGAATAAAAAGACTGGAGACCAAAAGATAGACAAGCCGGAATTCCTAGAAATGGGTGATTCTGCTGAGATTGAGTTTGTACCTAAACAACCTATTTACTTGGAAGATTTCAATACTTCACAAGGACTTGGTAGAATTGCTGTTATGGATTCTAACCAACTAGTTATGCTTGGAAAGGTATTAGAAGTTAAATACCATACAGAAGAAAAGAAAGCTACTAAATAAATATTAAATATACTTTTCATATTAATAAATGTTCATATGAAAAATAAAAATTGAAAAATAAACTTGCTATATGCTCTATAATAAAAAATCTATTGAAAGCGAGTATGTATATATTTAGCTTTGAGGATTGGTGGACCTCTTGATCACACACTTTAGAGCGATGAAATTAGGAGTATGCCTTTGGTATTCTTAATGGAGCTTAACAACGGGTGCACAAACTTTGGCCAAGTGCAGTGTTATGATATCATGACACAGGATGAAAATGTATGAAGGTGTATTATGGTGACACTAGATTCGATTGGAATCTTCCTACAACAGACTAAATGACCGATACAATAATGTTATTTTAAAAAAGAAACTATTTTAATCATAATATAAAACATTTCATTTATTATCATATTATACAAAAATATAAGAATATAAACATAGTAAATGAAAATAAGACAATTTTTATACATAAATGAATAAATGAAAATACCATTATAAAGTTATGATTATTATATTGTAAAGCAACCGAGTTAATTTGATTATAAATAATAAATATTTCTATTATGTTTGGATCAAAATCATTTTCTGGTGAACTATATCTACAAGACGGGCAATTTTTTGTATATTTAAGCCATTCTGATAAACAAGATTTATGAAAATGTTTATTACATTGAATGCACGTATAGTTTATTTTTTGATTATTAGTATCTAAACATATTGCACATTCATCTTCTAGTAACATATAATTATGTTGGTTAAATAAGTCCATAGTATACTTATGTTGATTAAATAAATATTTTGAACTTAGTTTAATGATTTGAAAACAATATAAATAAAATTATAAATTTTTTATAATTTTATTTATATTGTTTCATAAGAGTGGGTTACTAACAATGTATATATTATGTAACTGTAACAAATACTTTTAATTTTGGATCAATTTTATGAAACAATATTTCAAGTTCTTTAGCATAATTAACAAAAAAATTCATATTTTTATTTATTTCAGATATATATCCCCATTGTGCATATAACTCACATGTATTATATTCATTAGATACATTTATTGAAATCATACGACTATTAGTATTATTTACAATTTCATAATAATTTTCATTTGCAAATATATAAAATTCACCTAATAATTGGGCAAATTCTTTCCCATCTAATTTTTGAATTTTATTTATATCAACCTCTTTATTATAAATAATAAATTTAGTGCATCTTTCATTATCTATTTGAATTAGTTTTTTATGCGATATATTATTTTCTATTAAAAAATTATTAAATTTTATAATATATGAACTGGATTCATCATATTGAATTTGGAATAGTTTTCTAAATCCAATTGTAATCAAATAATTATTTAAAACAAATTCGAATAAATATTTGTTTTTATTATATTTCTTATACAAATTGTACATATAATTTATTATATCGTTTATCTTTATATTGAACAGTCCAAACTGCAAAAATATTCTTTTTTTCACATTTTGTGAATTACCTAATTGGGTTATAACTTATTCTAACACAATCTAGCATCATTTAAATATGATTTCTATATTCTTTTTAACCGCTAGATATCAAAGATTTTCTTTTGAATAAAAATAAAAATTGATAATATATAATTAATATATATAAATAATTAAGTATATGTCTCAAGGAAGAAAGGAAGAAGAAAATGTTGATCTAACCGAATATAAAAAAATATTACATATTAAAAAAATTAAGTATAATCAATTAATTAAAGAGATTGAACATGAAATATTACAAACTAATGTTTTAATTGCAAAAAAATGTGAAGAAAAGAATGATGGTCACCTATGGATACGTGAAAGAGAATCTTGTATGTATGGTGAATCATTTACTTATTGTAAACATTGTAATACTGATTATTATAATAGATCTTATATGCATTAATTATTTAAATTTTTTACTATTATAATTACATTACTATAATATCTATTTTAAGCTTTATTTTATTATACTTTATATTATTATATGAATAACTTCGATATTATAAAAGTAACATTATACAGTATTCCAGTTATATTAGGTCTCTATTATTATCCAAAAGAAGTAGTTAGTATAGGAACAACTATTTATATATTTTCAAAAATAACAAATAATGATGAAAAACCAATTGACAAAAATACTATAAATGATAAGAGTACATATTGTGATAAAAATACTCAATGTGAAACTAAAATTCCATATTATAGCAATATTTATTGTTATACTAAATTTCCATTCAATAATAAAAGAAAATATAGTGAAATAGAATACTATGAATCAAGTAATGATGAATCAAGTAGTGATGAATCAAGTAGTGATGAATCAAGTAGTGATGAATCAAGTAGTGATGAATCAAGTAGTGATGAATCAAGTAGTGATGAATCAAGTAGTGATGAATCAAGTAATCATGAATCAAGTAGTGATGAATCAAGTAGTGATGAATCAAGTAATGAGGAATCAAGTAGTGATGAATCAATTAATGACAAGTTAAATAGCATCAATTCTAAAAGTGATATAATATTAAATAAAAAATCTAATGACGATGGCGAATGGTATTTTCTAACGAATAATGAATATAAATGAACTGCGATTATTTTTCCTTAGTGGAACTTTTTTAATGAAATTTTTAAATGTATTCATAACGACACTAATAAATATATATTTAACTTAATATATCTATTTATCAATTTTTATACTAACAGATTTCGTATAAATTATAGAGTTAAATGATTTAATATTATAAAAAAAATATCGATATATAACTCTATACTATATAATCTTCTAAAAGTAAAACTTGTTTATTAATGGATTCTAGTTGATTTATAAAACTAGGATAATCAACATACTCTGAATTTATTAAACCATTTGTTTTGTTCCCACCAAATAAAATATTTATTAATATATCTTTTTTATATTGGGTTAATCTGGCTTTATAACCAATATGATGTAATATTTTAGCCTTGCTTTTATCAAATAATTCATTTATAACCTCGTGTCTTAAATTAAAATCAGAGTTAAACAATAGTTCTAATAAAAATACACCTAAACTTTGGAAAATATTATTTACTAATATATGGTCTATCTCTTTGTCTTTCATTTTTGGTTGAAAATTAATTATTCCAGCCGAATTTAATTTATGTGGAAACGTAAATACAGCATGATCTAAATTTATACATAACTTATCAAGTATAAATTTATTACCAGACTCTGACAATATAGTGGTCACATTATTTTCTATAGATAATACCTTAAATATTGTAGTCATATTAACTATTTTAATTAATTCATCTGATACTTGTGCATAACCAATATTGCTATAATCTGTGTCTATTTCAAGACTAATCCCAACCAAACAATAGTTTTGAACGTTTCTCAATGGTTTTAACATTATAAAGTTTCCTTCTAATGTTTTATCTGCGAATATATTTGTAAATTTACAATTTTTTTTAAAGTATATTCCACCTATATCCCCAAGAATACACTCTATATCATTATTTTTTATATTAAATAATATATTTGATAGTTTTAAATCACAATAATATACTTCATTACTATATAAAGTACTAATAGATTTACTTATCTGTAAAAATATATCTATTGGGTTATAATATAAAAACTTTTCCCTATATATTAGATTATATAGATCACCTGAATAACCATCCATTATTGTTATCATATTATGATCATTCCAATATGACTTGATAATATTTAAATTAATATTATGGTTTCGATTAATATTATATAGAATCATCGATATCAGCTTATCTTTTACATAATCTATCTTATCTATATATTCTTTAATTACATATGAATCATTCTTATTAATTGTATTTGTAAATTTATATATCTTACCATAGCTACCTTTGCCAATAATATTAAAATTATTAATATAATTACTACCATTTATAACAATATTTGTAATATTTTCTATTGATATATCGGATGCTGATATATCATCTTTAGCAATTGCTTTATTTATTATAATAATATCTTCATTATTGTAATAATTATTAGTACTCCTTGTAATCATCTATAATACTTTAGATTATAAATTAATTTATATAAATTAATTTAATAAATATTTATTAGTTATATATTCATAAATTTGACTATATACTAAATATTGTATCTGTACATCTGATATTATATGGTATTTTAGAATAACATAATGGAAAAATAAATATTCGAATGTTAAAAGAAGACCAGAGAATAATATATAATTGAAAACTTTTATATATGGGCTTTCATAGTGAGTATGCAATTCATGTTGTATTGATAAATTATTATTTTCGCAAGCAGCATCTTGTTCATTTGTTAAACTAACCAATTCAATATGTTGGTCATCACCACTTATATTTTTTCTATTTTGAAAATATTTATATACCATGTGTAATATTACAAATCCTACAAGCACTGCAATACACAGTAACCAAATATGCATTGTTTCACAAAATAATTCATAATTATGTGTTTCTCTTTTAATATCGGCAGTATTAGATTCTTCTTTAAGGTTGATTAAAGAACTATTATCAATTGACGTTAAATTCAAGTTAATATAAGGATGTTCTTCAGATGAATCTAACTTTTCAACTAAACCTCCTATAGATTTACCAAAAGCTGCAACAAATACATTATGTTCAAATGGGCCAATATAATAAAAATAAAAAATTATCTCTAATAATGATAATCCTAATAGATGGATGAAAACCGAATACATCTAATTATTAAACAACTAACAAAATATTCTTTTATACACATTTAGTTATTTAATTATCAGAATCTGAATCGTAATATTCGCCATATTCCTCTTCCACTATTTGATCATAAGTAAAATGAACACCATCGTCATCAATATTATACAATATTTTATTAATATCTTTTATTTTAGCATACTCAGCTAAACTTTTACGTTCAATCTGGAAATTAGATAAATCGGGAATGTTGTCATAATTGATCACTTCAGTTATATCATATTGTCTCAACATATCTTTTACTTCAGAAGTATGGTCCGAAATGTCTATTCTTTCGGCTAATTCTGTTTGGATCCATTCCAGAGTAATTGTATATTCATTTAATTTTTTTATATCAATTTTGATATATTCGGAATTATCTGTAATTTGGTTTATATGTTCATCTAATTTTTTTTTTATCTTTTCTTTTTTCTCACTATGTATTTCATTTTTTTTTTCAATTATCAATTTGAACAAGTCCGACTTGATTTTTTTATCATCTTCTTTTTGTTGATAAGCATTTAATATATCACTAAAAAAATTTTCGAAATTAACATCAATAGTACAATCAGTTATTGTACATGGGCTTGTACATATACTTTTTTCGGGTTTATAATTATCATCGCCCTTAAAATAACTTTCATCTTCTGATATACTTTTAGTACTTTCTATAATACCTTTTAGTCTTAACATATTATTATCAAATAATCTATCATCAAATAAACTACATTCTCTACATTTTTTACAATTAAGAAGTCTGTAGTAAAATAACTTAATTAATTTAATAATCGGTTTTTCTTCAGGCATGGATCCCATTATCTTCTGATACTCTGGATAGTCTAATTTGCCAAACTGATTGTTACAAGAATATACATCATTGCCATATGTATGAATAATTTTATCATAACCAACAAAATATTTACCATTCTTATTATATTTTTCATTCAGGTTGTTAGCTTCCCTATTTGTATTACATCCCATTAATATATTGATACCTGTTTTATAAGACGCCGAATCGATTCCCTTAAAGTACTGATTCGAACCATTAAAAACTGTAATTTGTATTCCATATTCTGTTGACTTTTTAGCAAAGTAGTCATTAATATCTTGTGAATATGCATACAAGTAGGTTGCCTGATCATATAACATACTAATGGGCATATTCATATGGTCAAGTACACTATTCATTTTCTTGTTAATACCTAATGGTGTTTCTTTCATAACTTGGCCTGGATGTGTAATTGCAAATGCTATTATCTCACGGTCTCTTGTGTCATTCGCTTCTTTCATTAATGTTTTTTCTTCCGTGGCTATGTGGTCGAAAATACTTCTTTTTATTTCTGCATTTAAAAAACCAATTCTATTCATTAAATCATCAGCAGATACATGTAGTTTTGATTCAATAGTAGGTCTAGCAAAATCACCTGATAAAACAAACACATTATATTGCAGTGTAGAACTTAACATTACACTACCGCCTTGTAACATTAAATATTTTTTCTTATATTTTAAGTATTTATCATAATATTTACTCATATAGTATATATTATATTTTTAATATAGTTATAAATAATTTACTAGAGAATTCACATTCGTTATTTATAACCACATTAAAGATTATTATCTAAATATTGTATGTCTAATACAAATACATTTATTGAAATAAAACCTATAAAAAATAAAAAAGAAATGCCAATTAGTTTAGAAGAATTTTTTCATGTAAAAGTAATTACACCTGAAAACATTATTCTACATATTGAAAATATTGAAAATAATGAACTATTATTGAACCTTTTTCAAAATATTATACCCAAAATTAAAATTAATAAAATTAACTGTTTTATTATTCCATTGCCGTTAAGTGACTTGGAAATATATTGGACAGATTATGCTTCAAGTTATATAGAATATTTTTATGGGAGTAATGTTCTAGATGAATCATATATATATATAACAATTAAACTTAATAATGATTTAACAATTAATATAAATGAAGATATCGAAATTAATCATGAATTAAATTTAGCAGAAAGACAAGTTATCTATAATATATTTCTAGAAGAATTACCTTATAACTTTACATGGAATAGTAAAACATCAAGTCTTATGAAAATAAGTTATGACCAAAACATACAACAATTACAAGAACTAGTTATTGAAGACACTAATATATACCCGTCTACTGAAATATTTATAGAGGCACATCTTGATAAAAAAATAGATACTACATATGATATTAATACATTTGTTGATAATCCATATGAAACATCTAATTTTGCAGATTTATGGGAAGAAATACTAGAATGTTCAGATATAATAGATTCTGGTTTTCATATTTCTAAATTAAGTAATGGAAAGGAAACGTTTATTATAGATTTCGTACTTCATTCAGTAACAGATTTAAAAGTATTAAAAAAAATATTAGAATTAAAAGAAATTTCTTTTGAAAAATTTATTTTAAAAGTTATTGATATATCAGGCATTGTTAATCTAAATGAAATAAATGAAATTAATTTAAATGAATTAAATTAAATGCCAAAAAACTTGAACATGATAAACTTCGGGTACGCTCATTTTTGGATTCTCATACCAAACAAATTCAAAGTGTTTATTTTGAACTATATCTTTCAGCGAATTATATATATCTTGTGATATTTCACTATCAGACATATCTCGATATGTATACCACATTACATAATGATTTGTATCACTATGTAATTTATATGGATATTCATTTTCTAAAAGTACTTTCATTTTTAAATCGGTTAATAGTATTCTTGATTTCATTTTATTACTCTTTTTATTAATGGTACCTCGTATTTTAAAATATCTTATTAAAATTTTATCTACTACCGACTCATAGAATGTTTTATGATGCACATTGTCATTTTCTTTTTTTATTACATTTTCTAGTGAAGGTCGTATTTGGTCACTTGATGGTATCCAATGAAACTTAGCAGATAACGTATCTAACATTGTCTCAGTTGGTGATATCTTACAATTAAATTTAGTTAACATATTTATTTCATAATTATATTAAATTTATTAAAATATCAATATTTATTTATAAATTTAGTTTATTTCTATAATGTTTGCTTTCCAAAAATATTTCGAAATTATTAAATCCCCATTTAAGTCTCTTTTTAATTTTTTCTACAAAGTTATTACTAAGAAATTTTTCATAACCTGCTAATTTATTATCAACAAAATAAATTATAAATTCAAAATCTTTGGAACAAGAACTTGATAGAAAGTATGATAAACCATCATCTTTAATTAAATTATTTTTATGTAAATATTGTAATAATTTAATATTTCTAGTATTTTGTAATATACTACTAGATATGATTAGATTAACATTATAATTTTCATATATTTCTTTTAAACATTCTAAATTACCAACTTGAATACTTTCTTTACAAATTAATATTAACATTGGATAAAAATAGTTATCTTCATAGTCTTTTTTATTATTATTAAATAGTATTTTAGCTGCTAAATCTCTATCAATGAATAAATTATTACTTAATATATATTTTAATATACTTAATCTTTCATATCGGGTTGCTAATATAATGGAATCGTACACGAATGGACAATTATTCTGATATAAATATTTTATACATTCTAAATTACCATATTTAATAGCATGAGTTGAAATACTATCATTTAATTTACACCCAATCTCATGTAAGAATTTTAAACATTCAACATGTCCACCTTCAACCGCATATTTACAAGCTTTCCAATCATATTGAAATTTATTTTTTACTAAATAGCGTAATATATCTAAATGTCCATAACTGGCAGCGTATCGTATGGACATTAAATCTAGTTGATAACTTCCATCAAATGTTTCACTTAAATAAATTAATGTTTTAGTACTGTTATTTATTATTGAAATATTTATAAGATGATTTATTATACTACCATTAAACCATCCATAGTTATTTACAGACCCCCATTTTAGCCACTGTATCATATCTTTTTCAACAGCTTTAACACATAAATTATAATATTTTGGTTTATAATTCGGTGTTCTCATATAATAAGAATTTTTATTTTCCAAATATGAATCACTTTCCATAAAATTAGGAAGTTTAATTATTTCTTTGTATTCATCTGATATAATATAATTATCATCTGTTGGTAAACTATTATCTAAAATAAATTTTTCTAAATTATCTATTTTGATATACACACATAGTTTAATAATTTTATTTATATTGCAAGGTGTTATTTTCCGGTTATTAAAATCATCGAAAGTTTCTTGGCTAATGTTTAATTTTTTTGGAATATTTTTTTTAGTTAAATTCCATTTAATATTTTCTAAATTCAAGTCTTTAACTTTCATTATGTAATTAGATTTTATACTTTTAAATTAAAATAAAAGACTTGTTATTTTCACTTGAAATAAAATCATTAAAACTTTTTATTTGCAAAGCAAATAAAAATATTGGGAGCTACGCTTCCATATTTTGTTTTAATTACTAAAAATCATACTTTTCATCTTAGATGAATGTTATTAATCATAATTACGTAGTAATAAGTTAAGCTTTGCTTTTGAAATTGGTTTATCAGGACG